GGTTGCTGGTGGATGGCGATTTTCTGTCCATGAGCTGGTAGATCTTTCCTGGTTGCCCATGAGAGCAGTCCATGGTGGCGATTGCCAATTCGCACATCCCTATGTAGTCCTGCTCGTTTGGCGTGATGTTGCTGGACATTGTAATCGAGAAGCTCACCTTCTTTGAATACTGGAAGTTCTTGTGGTGGTTCATCTACTGACGTTGGTTGATGTAATTTTTTTTTATCCGAAAATTGGATCAAGTCATCCAGTACCACCGCAAATTCCCCAATGGTCTTACCCTTCATACCACGGAATGGCCAAACCTTATTGCTGCGAAGCAACTTTACCTTCTGAGCCAGATTACTTGCTGCGAGGGTCCCATATGGTGGAACCAGGGCCTTGAATCGTTTACCTCTTTCAAGCGGCGATGTTAGACCTGGTGGAAGCGCAAGCAATCCTGACCTGGCAATATCGTGGTATTTAGTCACAGGGGCATGGTGCAACCATTTTGCAGTCCTGAATGCGATCTTAGCACCGCGATTGGGATTGTTGGCGAACTCAATCAGATCATCCAATATGGCGATCAATTCCTTCTCGAACACCCTGGCACGGACAGTCTTTTCACCCTTCTCTTTCTTGGCCACGATCCGGTGGTTCCCATCCTCCACAAAATATTTTCCACCAATTTTGTGAAGCATTGGTAAATCACGTCCGGGCTTCTTCTTATATTCCTCTACGATATGCCGCTTTACCGCATTCTGGTGTGAGACAATTTTACTAATGGGAATCTTCTGAACCTTGGACTTTACATCCTCTGGATATAGAGGGTTGTCCTCCCATTTGACCGTCTTGAACTGGATTAGATTATCCAGCAGATTAGTAATCTGGGTGATCGCCATATCATATCTTCTTGCCTACTTTTTTCACCCATTTCTGAAGCCTTTTCCCGGACCTCATCAGCAGCGATCGAGTAGCAAGGCTGCCGGTAGCAATGCCGGCTCCAGTCAGAGCTCCTCCACCAATCAATGCTGCGGCTTTAGGAAAACTAGATTTCCCACGGCCGGTTAATTCATCGTACTCTTCTGGAGTAAGTCGAATTTCGAAATTAATAATAGCATCCAGCTTGGCTGATAGCTGAACCAGTTTGGCATCAGAGCTCAATGCTTTTCCCGCCAATCCCTTACCTATTCCTTTCACGTGTCTCCAGATACGGGGACCAATGGAACCGATATCTTTCCCAGTTCTTATCGTTCCAGTACGAAGAGCACTAGCGATATCATATGATTTACGACCTTTGATTTGTCCCCATGCGGCCCCAGGAACTTGCTTCCATGGAACACCTCCTGCATGCACACCCCTGGCATACAGGTATCCCGGGACCCCAACAGCTTCTCCCCCAATCGCTAGATTCCGCTTCTCGCGTCCGCTCAATAAGGGTTCACGATCCGGCTCGGGTTCGGGATATGCAATAGGATAAGAAGGTCTAGCCATCAATTTTTGCCCAGAATGTCAACGGACCAACCCATGTCGCCAATCAATAAAAAACTATTCCAGGATTCCTTGCGTCATGTGCGCAGGGAACTTAAAACAATGAAATTCGGAAAAAAGAAAATAATGGAGACCAAAGTCTCACGGACGCTCATGCCGAGTATCATAAAGAAAGGTTACTTTACCGATGAGGGAGAGATCTTCGTCCCGATCCTTCAATCTAAAATGGGAGTGAGGGATATACTCCGACATGAATATGGTCATGCTCTTTTGTTCCAGTATCCAAGCATCAAACAGAAAGAGGGTTTTGATCTCTTTGGATATAGCACAAATGCAGATGATTACGCATCAGATTATGCCATGATAAATCCGGAAGAAGATTTCTGTGAAACCTTCATGGTGTATATGAAGACAAAGGGAAGGTTCCCATGGGATGACAGTTCTCCACGTCTGAAAAAGAAATGGCAGTTTATTACCGCACTGAAGCGCGGTTTCGGTCCTTCCTCGTAGTGGCAGCTACAGTCGCACCGGCAGTTGCTGGAACTGCAGCTAATCCAGTAGTTACTTTCTGATAGTTTTTGACCGGATTTCCTTTGTATGCAATCAAGCGTCTGAAATAATTTGAATGCAGCGGTTCCTTGGTAGCCTCACGCAATGCTTCTCTTTCATTATATCCCCTGAATCGTAAATCCTGGAGATGAGCACTGAGGACCTTTTGTCCCTTCTTGAGTTCTTTTACCACTTCAGGATTCTTTCTTCCACGCCATTCACTAACAGCTTCCTTATGCCAGGAATCCAATGCCGAAGCGGGCGAATGCCTGAAAGCCGAATAATGCTCCAGGACGTGAGGATGTATACCTGATTTAGGACTACCAACATCCCAGATCTTTGGGGATTTTCCAATAAGCCATTTAACGGGAGCGGATTCAGGATGACGCAATGCCGCACCGGTAAGCTTTCCAGTAATACCTTGGTTAAGAATATGTTGAGAAGCTTCCAGATAATCAGCGACTTGCTTCCCGTAGTTCGTGGGATTACCGGCTAATTTATCGATGCGCGATCGAAGTCCGATCCTGGCAAATTTACCGGCCCCTCTGTACAAAGGAATCCCAGCTGCAGCTACTGCTAAACCCGCAGCCACATTGTGTTTTCTCTTAGGTTCCTGGAATCGAATCTCTTCCAATCTGGAACTTAATTCTTCCTTAGAGATTTTACCCTGAGCAACCTTTTTAAAGAAATCCTTTTCCTTCGCCTCGCCTACTTCCTTTTCTATCTGGGCCGGAGTCTTCATCTTACCAGTCACAGGATTGAATTTACTGTGTTCGTACTTAGGTGGAGTTTTCAGAGGTTTATCACGCCACCTGGACAGTTCTTCTCTGGCACCATGAAAGAACCCGCCAACTTTACCCAGGCCAGGAACATCCTTGGCATATGATCCACGCTTAAAACCTTCCATGAGTTGCCCAATCCGGCTTTGAGGATGAGCTTGCTTGGCCCAGTTAATAACTCCTCTGCCACCTTTGATTGTTGCTATCAGTCCAGCAGTAGTAAGAGCTCCGGCTACCCATGGCTTTTCCCATTCGTTCTTTCGTGGACGACCGCGTGGATCAATGTTGGGTAAACCCTGACGTTTGAGATTAACATCCCTGAGCAATCGATGTGTTCGGCCGGCATACTTTTTGACTTTCTGGGCCTGTCCGATAGTGCTGTAAGTTCTTCCGTACAGTTTCTTATGCGCCCATTCCTGCAGCCAGTCTGGACCAAGATCATCTGGGTCATCTGGCCTGACATCGAATTTCACCAGTTTAATCCGTGAGAGAAATGCATGTTTGGCCAGCTTCTTAAGTCCGTATCCAGCTAGAATTGTACCACCAATAACTTCCGGAGCTAGCTCGACTCGTTTACCTCGCCAACTTCGTTCGCCGAATTGATCTCTTGTAGTTTTGCCATACAACCGAGCAGCTTTCTGGGTTGCTAAACCGATACCAGCACCAGCTAAAGTAGATTTAATTAATTTGGATGGTTTTCTTGCTGCCAGGGCACCGATACCAGCTCCGATTAATGTCGTGTGCCCATACAATCGGTCGGCTCGATCGATATCTCGTTCATGAATCTGCTTCATGTATCGATCACGAGCCACTATTTGGCGCTGACTCTGGAATTGAGTTAATGGCGATTCAGGAAGTAATCCCTTCTGTTCAGCTTCCATTTCTTCTCGCTTTCTACGTTTGTTCTTTCTATGAGTGTATATCTTCTCGTATATCAATGGCAATGCCGCAACTCCACCCGCAACCGCCAGATCAGACTTAAGCCCAAATTGGATCAGTCTTCGCCTGGATGACATTTGCTGTTTCCGTCTTTTTTTCAGTTGCGCCAAGGTAAGTCCGACCAGGCCAGTCGCCGCACCTCCAACAAGACCGCCCACGGCGATTTTACGACCTATGCCGCTACCCTTAGGGGCAAACTTCTTAAAAAGAAGTTCACTGGCTGGATATGCTAATCCTCCTTCAATCGCTCCAATAGCAATGTCATGCGCTGTGTGATCCTGTGTTGTCCCAGCCAACTGAGCGCGGACTTTATCCAGGGCACCGAATTGCACGTTTTGCCGGCGGCCGTTATGCGGAGTAATGCCAATAGTTATTGTGGCGCGTTGCTCCCTGGGTTCTCTTGGCTTGGGTTGTCGAGGTTTATAGAGATTGAGAATCTCCCTAGCTTCATGCCGTTGATGCGCCCTTTTGTCATAACGACCCAATGCATATCCACCAACTGCACCACCAGCTAAAGTTCCGGCAGCAATCAATTTGAGCCTGCCGGCACGCCTGGCGCTCTCCTGTCCCAATCTTTCAGTCAGTTCACCAGTCTGCCTTTCGTAGGTTGATTTGGCAGCGGTAACCCCTTCTTCACGTCCGAGTGCATGACCCTTTTTGAATGCTTCCCCATGCTTAGCTGCATGTTCTGCACCAAGCTTTTCAGCCTGAGCTTTTAATGCTTCTTCTCCAAGATGTTCCCTGGTTTTCGCTTGCTCCCGTAGAGTTTTTATCACTCCGAGATTCTTTGTATGGGTCTCTTGTAACGCTCGAAGCGCCCTCATGTCCATCGGCTTAATATCATGGACTTTGCTACCACCAGCAGCCCTGATAAATTTCGTCCATTTCTGGCGAGCTATCTGGAATGTGGAAAATGGTTTAGCCTTTTTCCCAGCGAGTTTTTCGCTCTCAAGCCAGGTTCCAGGAATAGCTGTGGTGGATTTCGACACACCTGTTTTCCCTGCCTGTCTGAAAACTTCCAAAGCTTCTTGCGCTTCACGTGGAATTGGAAACTTGGCAAACTGGATCTCTTTTAAGCGTGATTTCATCTGCTGTGTTCGGCTGCGTTTGCGAGCTGCATGAATAGCCAAAGCACCACCGGCCAGTACTCCGACAGCCCCGATGCCAATCCCAAGTTTCCCAAGATGAGGGAAACCGGTCGCAGCTTCTGCTATCGGAGTTGTGAAAATCTTTCGTTCTTTCAAAATCTTCTGCTTAACCCCACTGAGTCCAGCAAACTTGCTGCGCTCGTACGTTGTATCCATGTGCCGCTTCAATTTCCGGATGCGTCCAGGCGTAATTGGTTTAGTGGTTCTGCTACCTTTTTGTAAAATATCCTGAATGCTACTGACGCTAACCTCGGATAGAGGTGTGCCTCCATATTCATATGGTTTATCAGTGATTAACCCCATCGCTCCACGAGCCTGGGTTTTAATGTCTTCCGGACTTTTCCGGATCAGGAAATGCTGATGGATTTGTTTTTGGACTTCATGCTCTTCCTCTGGAGAGGCAGCAGATTTGAGTTGCTTATGTAATTTAGAAAGTTTGGATTGCCAGTCCCCTTGGTGTTCCTCAGCGATTTGGGTCATTCCCCTTGTGGCAATTCGACTCAAACGTTCACCGGCATGAGTCCTGGCGGTCGTGGACGCTTCTTGCCGTTGTTTGGCGAGATCCGATAGCCGCTTCTTGTATTCAACCATCCGTTCAGGATGAGCTCTGGCAGATTCAAGGCTGGCATTTTTGGCTCTGATTATAGCCAGGCTTTCCCTCGCTTCCCCGGCCATGTAATCACGATGTAGCTTCATCTGACCCTGAATATGCTGCACTGTCTTTGAGCGTAATTCTCTGGGTCCAACCCTTTCTCCGGCATATTGCTCCTGAACCTCTTGCCTGTGTCTTCCCCATACTTCACTTGTGGGAATTTTCTCTATCTCCGATTGGGCTCGAACGTACTTCTTCCAATTCATCCGCTGCCGCTCGTAGACGGGAACGTCTTTAAATGTCTCGCCGGGCTTTATATCGGCTTCTTTAACCGTAGCCCACTGCTTACCCTTGGGGGCGGAATATGGTTGAGCTTGCCCAGCAGCGAGAGGCCTTAACGCCTTAAGTCGGGTCGCAGGTTTACCGAGTGGTTCGCCCGCTACCGGTTCCTTGAACCCACCTTCTCCCTTATGCCATCGGACAGGACGCCCAATAGTGTAGACCTGCTCAGGGTCCATCTTTTGGGATACTGCCTCTTTAATCTTTCGACCGCTTACTGAAATATTGTATTTGCTCTCCGGGGCATAAGCTGTGTGGCGTTCGCCGGCAGCGAATTTGATTTCGACGTTAAGCTTCCTGGCCAATCGCTTCAAAGCTGAAAGCGGGCGCACTTTACCCTCTGCACGAGGTATGGAATCTGTGGTGTCGAACACGCCTCACCTAGGCATGTCAATCTGCCACCAAAAATGAAAAATAACGGGATGTTCCCAAAACGGGGCTAAAAGAAAAAAATAGTATAAGAAAATCCTCGATTCAGAATGTCTGGCGATACTGTGTATTTTTAATGGAGTACACCAATCGCTGGTCAGCAAACCAACGAGAGCCGCAGACTCCATTCTGCAAACATGAAAGATAAAATGAGAAAGATGAAAGGTAATAACAATAAAGACAAGGGCGAAGGCCACAAAGCACGATTTGCTGTTGTGGGGAAATTCACAACCGTGATCGATGGAGAGACATCCGAATTCCTCGTGAATTGGGATGTGACACTTTCCATGGAGAACCTCGATTACGCCGTGCGCGATATCGCGGGCAGCATTGCGCAAGTTGCCAGCAAGATCGCCAAGGATGGGATCAAGGGTGACGACGGCGTCAGGCAAAAGGTAGCGGTTAGCTAAACAACAAACCCCGCTGGCAGACCGGGTAATGTCTGCCAAACCCAAATCTGAAAACTGAAAACTGAAAGGAAAACACAATGAACACACAAGAAAGAGTAACAGTAAGAACGCATCTAACGCATGCCGGATTCACGCGAGTGGGCCGTGATAGAAAATGTGAATACGACCTCAAGGGGAAAGGTAATTACACGGAGTATTGGGTGCATCCGGATGGAACACAAATCATCCTCAAATGGGCTCCAAAAACCCGCGTGAAGGAAGAGAGGCCGTGGAATTCTTCAGAAATGAGGATTAAGGCCTGCGACGACATAATCGGGGTGGCAATGTCAGACAGGTGCGGCCTGAGGAGTCAAATCTGAAAGGAAAACTATGAATATAATCTCAAACTTCAAAGAAGGGCTTCATTCCAATATTCCATTGTGCTGCGTAATCCAATGGATAATTGAAGAATGGATCGTTAAAGATGTGGTCTGTGGATTGCTGGGCATTGATAGTGTGGGAGATCTTCCATGGAGGAAGATATATCTAAACACAGTAGTGAAAGAACAATATTGGCCATGCGTAATTCATCAATGGCTGATAGATCATAAATGTGTGAAACCAAGGGTACTGAATATCTGTGATCCGGATGATCCAGTACTCGATTTCGGAGGCCTATGTAGGCCGTGTCCGCATTGCTTAAAAAACAAAACAACCAACCTGCCGGCAGACCAGTAGTCTGCCAAACTTAAACACTGAAAACTGAAAGGAAAAAACCATGACTGAAACAGCAAGGAAAAACAGAAGACTGAAACGAATCAAAACAACACCGTACCCAACGGAACATTTCGCAATTCGGGACTCGGCAGATCCCGATCCAACTCCAGCTCAGCAAATGATGGATCGAGACGACGATTATCAATATCGGAATGGCGCTTGGATCAACGATGTAAGTGACCGTTACGGAAGAACGTGCGACGAATTCTAACCTGAAAGGAAAAACATGAAAAGAATCTACAAGTACCCACTAGAAGTGACTGATACACAAATCATTGAATTACCATTTGGGGCACGGATACTCACTGCAGACATGCAGTACGAGAAACTATGCTTATGGGCATTGGTTAATCCGGACCTGGAAAGTAAATCAAAGCGCACCATCGATATCTTTGGGACCGGGCATCCAATAGATGGGAAGCCAAGGGATTATATCAGTACGTTCCAGATGGATGGCGGAAGGCTGATCTTCCATGTGTTCGTAAGAACCAGGTAATCACCATGCCATCACTAGAAATGCATTGCCAGGAGTGCGTAGAAAAGCTTGGCGAACCGTTCACATACGTCCATCAGTGGCTGGATCAGCTCTGGCCAGTCCTTGGACCGAAACATCGTGCCGTTCGACACAATGATACAGGCGTTGATTACATCCGGCTAAAATGGGGAGAGAGGGCAGCCCAGGCGGCCGTGTTACACATCAAACTAGACGAGGATTTCGTCTATCAAAACGGTATTTGGGTTAGGGCCAAAATGGACGCATTTTGATCATACCCTTACCTAGCGTAGAGGGGTCCGGAAAAGGGGTAATATTAACCCTTTTCCGGACTACGCTAAACCAATAAAAACAACCACAAACCAATATGGAAACAATCACAGAAGGATTCAAAAAATTCATGAAGGAGGTCTGGCCAGCAATAAGTGCAGAATCCAGACAATATAAGGTGTGCAGAAACGTGTTTTTTGCCAGTGTGCTATGGACATTGGGGACATTAAGCGAATCGATTAAATCCGGTGAGAAAAAACCAGTAGATGTATTACGGAAACAGCTCGAAGACTTTCTAAAACAATTAGACAAAGAGAAAGCGATCCGTGAAGACATACTCAAAGCATGGATGGGGGAATAATGATAGAAATCAAAATCACCATTACCGAGAACTCAGTCGGCTGTGTTGAAACCCACGTGAGCGCACATTCTGTCGGGACAATCAGGGAAAGCCTGATGGGGGAGGCAATGGCCAGGACATGTATGCATGTCGCTGAATGGATTGGGGAACAATGTGGGGTGAAGGATGGAGTTGTCGTGGAGGACAAAATAGAAATCATTCCACTAGAGGACAAGAAATAACAATGCCACTAATAATAGCAAAAACTAATCGTGGCCGTAGGGATATCATGATTATCCTTGGGCCAGACAATGTAGAACGTATGCAGCAAAAAGATCCGTTCGAACTAATAGTTCCACTATTACCATTCGATGAACCAATTGGGACTATCAGAATCAGTATTGCCACTGAGGATGAACTTAAAGAATTCGAACAGCTCGGTAAACAAGGCAAGACCGACGAGGCCATAGACAAGGCTACTGCTGGATGGAAATTCCGGCCAGAATTAGGGGACCACGATCGTGGACCAGAAATTTTATTCAGGCAAGACAAAAACAACCAACAACAATGAAAACACAACTACCAAACAAAATAGAAGTAACGTTCACAGAAGAAGACCGGATCAGTGCAGGAGCATACACGGATACTAAAAACTGCCTGATGGCTACCGCCCTAAAGCGACTGGGGTATAATCACGACCGAGACGTTAGGGTACATCCAGGTGTGGTATTAATCGATCACGCCAAGTACTTGGGCGAGGTCTATACCCACACAATGAAACGCAGCAATAGTTGGCATAAGCCGTATTACGATAGCTCCGTAGTCGGCACAACCATCACACTGACCCGTGAACACGTCAGAAAATAAACTCAAGGACCGCATCGGTAAATGCCGGTGCGGTCATTCCGGGGATGCCTCAGATAGTGATCATGTGGATGTGACCACTCTAGGGTTCGTCCAGCGAGGTCATGGGCATTGCACCAAATGCACATGTAAACAATTCACGTGGGTGGGACTTATGGAAAAGTAAGGAGGTGATGCCACTTGCAGGGAGATGACTCCCTAAAGGTAATGCCGAGCTTAAGTTCAATCCTGAAAGCTCGGCACTTCGTAAACCCGTTTACTGCCATCAGGATACGTAATCAATCCCTCACCATTGCTGCGGGTGAGGGTAGTCCAGGTCATCTGGACCAATGGATGCCAGTGGCGCTGTTCCCAGAAGAACTTCTGCCTATCAGGCGAGAGGGTTTCCAGTTTGCTGAGGTTTTTAAGGTATTGCTCGGTGAACGAGACGATACTCATTTACGTGCTGGTTTCTTCTTAGATACGGATTTCGATTTTGCTCCGGACGGCCGGCTGCCGTTTCCTGGTGCTGCTGGTTTGGGATGCAGGGCTTTAATGATTCCGAGATCTGGTTCTGGGACCATTTGTTCCGCCATGGCTTCAGGGATTCCGAATACCTTCTTCAATGTATTCTTAGCGCTGTCTGGGTCAAGTTTACCATCACCGACAGCCTTCAGGATATCGACAAGTTGCTTCACGCCCTTGTCACCGATTGCTTCAATTGTCCCGGGCTTCGGTGGTGGCACTGGTCCTGTGACCATTGCGGCCTTCTGTGTGGTGATGTCCGGATACAACATTCTGGCGAAAACCTCCACCGGTACGTCGGTCTCCGCTCCGATCTGAATTGCTTCATTGGCAGTGGTTGCATTGGAAAGAAACACTTCACGTGGGCTCTTGCCGTATTTCCCGGTTATGTCACTGACCGGAATAAGTCCGGCGCTTACGGCTGCGATGTCGGCATCCATCTCATAACCCACATCGGTTTGGATGGATAGACCGAAATGCCATTCGCATTTTCTCCAAAGAGGATGCGGAGGAAGGACACCCAGAGCAATGCCTTGAGCAATTACCTTTTGGCGGATACGGTTTAACACCTTATGCTCAAGTAGCTGCTGCCAGTATTCAATCCTCCGCAAAGCTTGCTGAACTTCAATACGGGCGGTCACTCCACCCAGGGTTGCCAGATCCCATAGGAAACCAAATGGTAAATCCAATGACACAGCCATTTTACGAATCAGGATTTGGACAAACTCCATGAATGCACCACTCGGACGAGCCGGTGGGGCAAGCATGTTGAAGACTTCGCCTTCTGCCATCCTCATGATCTTTCCCCATTCGGCCGGTTGGGTTGGTGTGCCGTCTGCAGTCTTGTCCTTCCAGGCAGTAGCACCCTGGTTGGCAAATGGATCTTTGATTCCAATCAGTGCGGCCCATTGACTCTGGGTTTTGCCGGCAATCTTTTCAGATTCAATCCATTCCCTGATGTCCCTTGCGTCATTCAGCAAGCGGAGTAGTTTGGTGCGTCCGCGATATTCATCAGGGCGTTCAGGATCATGAAGGTGGATAAATGAACCAAACTCAATCTCCTCAGGCTTCAAGTACTGATTCGTTCGAGTTCTTTGAAAAATTCTATAGAACTGAATTCGACCGGTTTCTGGATCGAGCCCCACGCCTCCCACGTAATTCTCCTGAACGAGCTGCTCTAACGGTGATCCTATGCGATCTGCTTCAACAGCTTGTACACAAAACTCGCCAGTTGGAGAAAGCTCAGGAGCAATCTCAATCCAGCCATGATCCCCATCAATCAGGAAACCCATAAATCCCATCTGGACCATCTTGAGCCATCGGCTGCGACCACTAAGATCGCAACGAACTGAGCCATCGTCATTGGGTTCATCTCCGCACCATCCGTGATAGAATGAATCGTATGCGTCGTCTATTTGTTCATCTCCAGTAAGAGATCGTGAATGGATCTTCCCGCATACATACAGGGCGATCCTGGCCATCATTCCGCCAATGAATTCGAACTTTACCAGATCCCTGGCATCCCACATCGCCTTGAGACGGTCGCGGTTGCTGCGCCAGGTTTCAGCAGATGCCTGAGCGAATAAACCTCCGCTGCCGCTTCGGCGTTCAGGGTTATCGTTATATCCGTATGAGAATTGATGCTCGATCGTTCGAGCTTTCATCCGGACCAGTTTCTGGACTGGATCAAAGAATCCAATGACCTTGTCCCAGGTAGTAAGGCGTTGATCTGGCCTTTTGCCGTCCTCTAATTTCTTCAGATCCATTAGTAGGTCAGCTGGTCAGTGGTTCCCGCAGGTTGGCCTTGCTGAATACCTGCACCCTGACTAAAGTCAGTCAAAATTGTTCCCTCGTATGGAGTAGTGCGTTCATTGAGAACAAATACTACAGCGCTTAATTGCGAGGAAAGCTCCCGCAGATCGCGGGTGTATGATTTCCCGCCGACCGTCTGGCTGGTGAATGTTCCGAGCGCAAGAATAGATGCCTTGAGCTTATCACGCAAAGCTTGCAATTCTTCCGTCGTGTAGCTACGAAAGACAAGAAGCCAATTACCATCCGCCATTTAAATTTATGAAAATGTCAACGATTTTGCCCGTGCCTGTGCTGGCCGACGCTGAGACCTGTCCGCAAGGAGAGGATACCGCTGGCGAAGCGCGAGAGAGCACCAAAGAGGCAACAGGCCAATACCCTGACTCTCGCGGCGGGCAAAACACTTTAAACCAACAGAAAGGAAACCAACCATGAATAGAAGGCAGTTCTGGGCGAAGATTCGGTCAGTGCTGCGCAGAAAGCAGAAGAAGGGGCGAATCGGTATGAGATTTCCTCTCGATCGATTCCTCAAACTGAAAACAGACAGAGAAACCAGACAGAGAAAGTGAATAAACAAACCAACTGAAAGGAAATACACAATGTTAAAATGCGCATATTGCATCGTAACAGCAAAAAATGAGGCCGGATTGTCCGCTCACGTAAGGAGAGTTCATCCTGGCCGATGGAGGAAAACCCTGAAGGATTCATTACCTCCAGGGTTCAACATGGGAACCCCAGAACCAAGAAAGGTCCCGGCAGTAGCCAAGAGGGGGGGCAAGAAGCAACCAATCAAGTCGGATTGTCCGTGGTGTAAATTCACCTCGAATCATCCGCCGGCATTAGCCAGACATATTCAAGGAGCACATCCAGATAGATGGAAACACACGCTCCGTAAAAGTCTGGGGCATAAAGTCACAGAAACCGATAAGGCTGCAGAGATTCGACGTGCCAAACAAAGGGTGCATAACGCCAATATGAGAGCACGGTACATCGCGCAGGGTTTAACTGCATCCGGTAAACAACGAAAGCGTGCCCGCAAAAAGGCGTATGTCCCCAAACAACCCGATGTCTCTGGGAGAATTCCCGTAAGGGAACTTCCATCGACCTGTCCTATATGCAAACAGTCTTACTCGACCAGGTCGATCCTTGGGCAACATACCAGGGGCATACATCACATGTCATTATTCGACCTGCCGCCGTATAAACCATTAGAGGTTACTGCCGAGAAGGAGGAGCAGTTCCAACAAGACGTAGCCAAGGCGGAAGAGGCCCTCAGAACATACGAAGAATGGCCAGATGATAAAGTGGTTATTACCATTCAGAATGGTACGACCACACTGGCCGGCAAAAACATGGCAGCCATAAGGGAGGCCATGGAAAAACTGGAGAAATAAAAAATGGCAAAACGAAAAAAGTACAAAAGAAAAGCAGGAGGTAGCGCACTCAATGGTCTTCAGGAAGTCTTCCCGAAGGTAATGGAAATCGTCGATGCTGACGAACCATTACTTACGGAAGTGACTAACGGGGACGTACGACGGGGAGAGCAAAAAGATCATCGCATCTGCCCGTTGGCCGTTTCATGTAAGAGGACCACCCATGCAGATGGCATATGGATTGGCCTATCACGGGCCTACGTCATTAATGGTTCCACTGCTACGAGATACAGGATTACACAAGGGACAAGGGGTGAAATCGTATCCTTCGATAAGGGAGCCAGGTTTGAGGTGGGATTCTATATGCTGAGTGTGCCAAACAAGGCGTCCGGGCGTGGTGGTAGGATACCTGAAAACCGCACCGGTCCCAAGAAGAAAGCCCACAGACAGTTCAGGCACTGGACAACAGGAGTACGAACCGTCTTAGGAAAATATATCCCGCCTCAAGTATTCAAATGACGTTCGCGGTTCAACTCACCATGTTCCAGCATGGTGTAGTCCGCTTGGTCACAGTCCCAGACTATGAACTAAACGGCGTATTGAGCCATGACCTGGAAAAAATCTTCTACTACGGTCAAAATATTGTGCAGCCTAATGATAAACGGGTTTCGGTTAGCATGGG